GAAGCATGCCTTAAAGCATTTAATTATTTAATTTTTGTTTTTTTATCTTACCTTTGATATAACAGTAAAGCAAACAGTAAAGCAAACAAAATGACAACTTTAATTGAACGAATGAATACTTTAAGAGGGCATATCGATACAGCATTCAGCGAAATTGAATCACTTGAAGGTGGCCGTAAAGCATCCGCACCTCGAGCAAGAAAATCTCTACAAGATGTTAAGAAACTAAGTCATGAGTTAAGGAAAGGGGTAATTGAACATTTGAATACACTCAAAACAGTTAAACCAGCACCGATTGAGTTAGAAACAGCCCAGATGAAGAAGGTTATGGACCCAGTCGAATTACCCGTATTATTACCGGCGAAAAAGCGAGTGATAACAAAAAAGACCAAGAACAGTTAGAATTATGGTCTAAGGATAAGTTAAATACGATTTAATCATTCATATTTAAACCAGCCATATTTTGCCTCAGATTTTATTTTTTTTTGAAGCATAATTTTTTTTAATAATTTTAGATGAAACTTATTAAGCGAATGACCAAGGGTTCGAGAATTATTCGTTTTACAAAGTTCGCACATAATATATATAACGAATTATTTTTACAAATCATTTAAACTAAAATGATAACCGAAATAATACCAGAAGATACCACATGGCAATCGTGCTGCTTAACTATGAACAAGGGGGCTATGAAATATTTCATTCAAGTTGGAATTTTAGGCGGGTTAATTGTATTTAGCGCGTGTATGCTTGTTATAGATGATAGGTGTGAATCTCAGAGAAATTATGGTTCTTTACTTATGGTGTGCCTTGGAACATTCATTCCGAGTCCAAAGTTAAGTTAGATTTAATTATTTTACTATATTTTTTTGATTACCTATATATAACGAATTATTATTATAAAATTATTCAAGCAATATGGATATCTATGGCAACCCAACTGATTCTATTGACTTAAATGATGCAACTTTAACAAATGCTACATTAGAAGGAACCACTACTATAGTTTGCCAAGATGCTTCAACTTATAATTTAGAGACCCCAGACAATGGCGACAATAACGATGTTCTAACAACTAATGGAGCAGGCCAGACGTTTTGGGCGCCCGCTGGTGGAGGTAGTAGTGGAACATTTCAAGATGTATATGATAATTCAGCTAATCCGGCACAGGTTTTGTTGGTAAATAATAAACCGATTACATTTGAAGATACATTAGGTCAAGTTGCATTTACAATTTCAAGCGATGGACTAACTACTTCGGCTGGTGGAGTAAATGGTGGATTTTATAATAGTAAGATGAATACAATACAGCGTGCGGATATTGGCGATACTAAAATTGAAGTTATTGAAGATATACCTTTAAAAACTATTAGAACAACCTTTACAGAAGACCAAGAATTTATAACTAAACTATATGTTGCTAATCAAGTAGCAAGCGTTAATTTACAACAGGCAACCGATGAGAGTTTTACTCAGGCTTTACCAGGGGCAATAGCTGTCGTTCAACTCGACTATAATAAAATTTTACGCTTCAATACTAACGATGATGATACTATTTTAAATATTATTGCTGGTAATGATTTGGCGAATGATTATCGAATTGAAGCCGATTATGCTACTATTTCAGTTTTAACTACACAAATAGCAAATAGTAATTCTTTTATAAAATCAGGCGGAACATCACAGCAATATTTAATGGCTGATGGAACAAGCCTTGAATATAGCGCTAATTCCGGTAATAGCAATTTCTACTTATATAATAGCATTGATAATATAACTATACCACCACCAGCATTAGGTAAAGTTGGCTATAATAACGCAAATCAGTCTTTGGCAACGATTCTATATATTAATCATTTAACAAGCGATGGGATTGATATTGATATATTCTTTGCTCAATTAACAACGATTCAAGATGTTTATTTACAGGATAGAAACAGTTCATTAAACTTTATTAAATACAACATAACTGGAACTCCAACGATTATAACAAATTCATATATATCGATACCAGTTTTATATACACCAACAATACCACCTTTACCGCCAAATGGAGCAGGCACCGGTTTAACTAGTTTTGGCGCTAATCACCCCATTATAGTTAGTTTCTTTACGAATTCGATTGAGGTTGATACAAGGCTTTCCACGTTAGAAACCAAAACGCAAAACCAAACGGCTATACTTAATACAACTACATTTACGGGTTCTGGTGGTGTTATTTCAAATGGAGGCTTTAAACTTAATCCTACATCTACAAATATTTTATTAGCCGATGGAACAAGCCAACCACAATCAACATTTACTACAACGTCTCAAGTTAATTTACTGAATAAACTATATGGAACTTTTCAGATCGGGTTTTCACAAACTGCAGTATTAACGGCAACAAGCGCTTTTTTACCTGTCACTGCCTTAATTGCTATTGGTGGAACAACATCAGCGTTCACTCCTGCTATCACAACTATAAAAACACGTATCGCTAAAGTTCAAAATCCTACTCTAAGTGTTGCGGATGGGCAACGAAGCGGTTATATCGGCTCAGCAGGCATTGCTACGTGGCCATATATATTTGGTCAAGCCGGCTGGAATTGGAATCAGGGGTTTGGAATTGGCGATACTAATACAACAGCTACAGCAGTCACCCAAATGTTTGTTGGTTTAACGGTATCGACAGTTGTACCATCATTTAGTAGTTTATTAGGTCCAAATACAACGCCTAGTATTATGGGTATTGGACATGATGTGGGCGATTCTGTTATTTCATTCTATTATAGGGGAACTTCAGGAGGCGTTAAAATAGCGACTACTTTTTCAGCAGCAACTCCAAGCACGTACTGGTTTAACTTGAATATTTCTAACGATGTGGCCTCCGATGTATGCGTATTAACTTTAACTGATATAATAACCGACACAACATTTACTGAAAATTTTATACTAACAAGCACTTCAACTCCTTCCACGATGAGTTATAATACAAGACTATTTCCTTTAAATTGCAGAGCCATGGCTGTTTTAGGGGGAACCACCAATTCGGCTATTACTCAATTTTCAAGGTTCCAGTTGAGTTTACAGTAATTAGTTTGAATTATGGTCTGAAGATACGAGAACATTATAGTATAATAAGGAAACAAATAGAAAAAATGACTATTGGATACATTTACAAGATTGTTTGTTTAGACCCGTTGATTACAGATACATACGTTGGTTCGTGTACTGTATTAGCAAAGAGAAAGTGTCATCATAAATCAGACTGTAATAATTCAAATAGTGAAAACCATAATTATAATGTTTATAATTTTATCAGAGCGCACGGTGGATGGACTAATTGGAATATGTTAGCAATTGAACAAGTTAATTATACAATTAAACATGAATTATTAGTCCGTGAACGATTTCACTTAGAAAACTTAAAAGCAAGCTTAAACAAGCAAATTCCAACGAGAACTCCTCAAGAATATCGTGAAGAAAAAAAAGAAGCAATGGTCGAATCCCAACAAGCATACCGTGAATCAAATAAAACTCAAATAAATGAAAAAGCAAAACAATATTATGAAACAAATAAAACTCAAATAAATGAAAAAGCAAAACAACTAATTGAATGCGATTGCGGTAAAAGTTCTATAAAAAAACATTTTTTAAGACACCAAAAAAGTAAAAATCATAAGCAATACGAAAAATATTACAACTTTATTTATTACGATATTAAGGTTTAATCCGGAAGTTTAAATTTAGTCTTCCATACGCATACAAATTAATTTATTTTTTTTTTAATTGGGATGGATATGATAAACTTTGCAGATTAAATTTAATGGAAGCCCACCCATATCTAAAATATTACCCCATTTATCTCTTAGTTGTAAATCGATGCTCTGAAGATTCACACCGGATGTTATAGAAGGGAATTCCACGTCGGCTAATTCTTCGTTATAGTTGCGCCAATTTACGTAAGACCCGAATGGCTTATCAAGGGGGACATTCAATATTACAGGATATACTATACCAAATCCTGCTACGAGATTTGAAAAGTCGCTCATTTTCTGTGACGTTAAATAGACCTCAGCCAGCCCATTTAGATTCGGGAAATTCGCAGACGCAACAAATGGAGCATACCCCCAAACAACACCATTTTGAAATCCGAGGTAATTCGACATTGTGCTCGTAAAACCACCCGGAAGATATAATGATGAGTTTATGCCAAACGATTGGAAACCAGTTGTGTTCGTGTATTCTATTTTACCTGTAAGTGGATTTAGTGTTAGTATGATACCATTGGCCGGTGTATAAAATCCGTTAACAATTATGTCAGCATTTATGATATCTAAAACTTGCTGTAATGTATATTGGCCTGATGGAATTACAACAGATATATCGCCCCCACTGCTATTTCTATAAATAAAGCGATTATTGCCTATGTTTTGAAAGTTATAACCTGTATTATTAATATTATAGAATACGTTAGGAATATCACAATTTAAGAATACAATCCGTGAAATAGCCTGAATTAACTGGGTGTTTCCATATAGCACTTCAAAATTAGTTGTGCTCATAGTGGGCAACGACCGAAAATCACTTGAAACGCGTAATAGATTGTGATTCATTTTTTTTAACTTTTAATTATATTTTAAAGCGGATAATTCCGCAGCAAAAAAAATAATTAACCCTATTCACCAAATTTAGTGAATGTATTGACCAATGCGTAAATACCTATATTCATTCGTTTTCAGTTTCCTCAACCCAATCTGTATGATGCTTAGTTTTATTATGAACTCTTACATTTAATTGTTTGATTGACTTTCCACAACCACACGTAATAATTGGTGAGTTTAATCGTTCAAGAGTAAGTCTGGCTTTTTCTTTGTTATAGTGATTTCGTTTTATTTCTTTAACTCTAACAGCATTTTCAGTGTGCCATTTATTTACCCTTTCATTTCTTTCTTCAACGGATACGGATGGTAAAACTCTATTACAAGTTGGATTAAGTCTTTCTATATGTCTTCGTTCCGCCATATGTAAATCAATTTTATTAGTATATCCAATACTTTCAATTAGAGATATCTTGAAGTTATGCCTTCCATTCTCACGCATATGAACGTAAATAGGCGTGTTATAGTTTCTACAAGTTGTATTAGTTGCCGTATTATTATGAGACCTTAATCTATCTTTTAGTGTTTTAGATGTGCTTCCTATATAGCAAACTACTTCAGGATGCTCTTCATTATAAAGTTGATAGATATGTCCGATTGATTGAGTCATTTCTTATATATTAAGTATGTATCATTATCTTTAACACATATTCATTTGATAATTAGATAGCCACCGCGGTATTGTCGAGGAAAGTTCTAGCAACAGAGGTATATTGTAAGAACGAATATACTTCGAGATTTTCTGCCACGGCCGCAAATTCGGCATTTAACTCAAGAACCCTACTGTTATTAACAGGAAGGCCAGAAATACTGAGAAACTGAGACTTTTCAAATGAAGCGCTTAAAACAGCAAGAGATGCCTGATATACGGCAAAACTAACGCTTCCATTATCATACATTAACCTTAGTTTATCATAAACCGACTGAGTAATTGTATAAGCCTCACAAGCCACATCCTGAACATCTGTAGAAGTAATCTGCTGATTTGGAAAATAAAGCGAACCTAATCGATACTGGAAATTAGTATAATTAAATGGAATACTGGCTAAACTGTCTTTAGTGATATCAATTTTGTCTGCCTGAGAAAGTGTAATAGTAGTGACATAGCATGCTTGGGATACTGCTTTACGAACCTGTTGCGATAAACTGAGTTGTCCGATTGGTAATTGAGACTGCGACGTAAATATGCGGGGGTACGTAATTTCGAGACCACTTCGTGCCGAAACGTCTGAAATCGTTTTCTGGCAATTATCAGTCAGATCAACACAGTCAAGTTGGAAGTAAATCTGTTCAATTTCATAGCCAGTAATACCTGCAACTTTCTGGAAAAATGCAGTTCGGAAATCTTCAAGCACAATCTCGAAATGTAAGCCTGAAGCAACTTGAGGAGGTAATATTTGTCCATCAATAGGCCTGAAAAATGTAGTTAATTGAGCAAGGGGAATAACAAATCGGGTTGCGAATATGGTATTAGTATTTGGCCCATCCGCGGCACCATTTCGAGTAGGACCGAAACCTTGATTACTTCCAACGGTTCCAAGCCATTCGCTAGACATATTGAAGAGCGAATCATTACGTCCCCATAAATTAGCATTCTGAAGCCTGTCAAGTTCAGTTCCAGAGCGAGATTGAATGCGCATTTCATTAATTACGTTATAAGCAGACCCAGACGCGAAATTAGCAGTAGATATACCGCCTCCCGTAAGTTTGATTTTGAAGGTTAAATATGAATTACTAAGATTAATACTTGAAGTGCCACTGTTCCAGTCGCAAATCATAGTAGTGCTTCTAGAACCGGCATAAGTAGAACGCTGGAAAAATTGCCTTTTAAGACTGCGATTAACTGCTAACGATAGGGCTGCGGGTTGCTGATACACAAGGTTATTAATTCGTAAATCAGAACTGGCCGCTTCCATGCTAACATCCGATACTTGGTCAGAGCGTTGTGTTTCCATATAAGAAGTCATTGTGTGTTTTCTTAAATTTGAGTTTTAGATTATATAAGTGTAAATAAAAAAAAATAAATAATTAATTCAAAACGTTTCTTCAATATGCTCGAAGGTTTTCTTCACTCGGAAGTCTTTAGCCTTGAACTCCACGTCCTCCAACCGTTGCCTGACCATCTCCATAATTAACTGGTCTTCTTGTAAATATATCTTCAGTTGCTCCAGTTCTATCATAATTCGCGTTATAAGCAGGTGCCACATAGCCAATTTTAGGCGCCAAATCGGGTTTATACGATGTTCCATATGCTCCAGATGATGCTGATGCTGTATTCGGTTTTGGTTTAATATCAAAGCGATTTACATAATTAGAATAGCTTTCTCGCGCTTGCCTTACGAGATTCATTGAGTCGCTTTCTTCTTCCATTGATTTATCAGAGCCACCCATAATAGTGCTATCATTGTATAGTGGCATTGCTTCATTGATAGGATTTGTTTGATTTCGGATAATTATTGGATTAATCGCGCCGTCCATAGCAAACGCGTCGCGCCTTGGGTCTTTGTAAATATCGTTCTTAGGTAATAGTGCCATTCCATTAGACGGGTAATTACGCAATTTGAGGGCATTATGCGCCTGGTCTCGGAATAACGGAATACTCATAGCATTTGAACTTCGCATTTCAGGAATATCTGGATTGCTTAATGTTTCACTTTTTACTTTATCAGCAATTTGTTGTTTTGCCGCGTCTTTAAATAAAGCATTGATAGAATATGACATTTTCTTAAAGTTAAATTTTATTGTATATATATAACGAATTATTTTTACAAAATCATTCAACTAAATTAAAATGACTGAAAATAAATATAAAATTAAATCGATTCAAACAGAAAAAAGCAAAACACCTTTAAGAACTTGTATGAAAGATAGTATTATGCCAAGATTTCCGTTTAGCATGATGATTAGCGGACGCTCTGGGTCGGGTAAAACAAATTGCCTTATTAACATTTTGACTAATGAGCATTTATTAAAAGATTACTTCCATTATATCGTTGTATTCAGCCCAACCGCAGGTAAATACGACGATTCGTACAAGGCCTTGAAATTGCCACCTGAGAATTTTAAAACCAAATTTGCTCCCGAAGATTTAAACAATTTAATAGAATCACGCAAAAAATTAATCGAGAAGAAAAATATCGAGTGGGTTGTTAAAAACTCACGCGTATTGATTATCCTTGACGATGTAATAGCCTCGCCTCAATTTTTAGAATCGGCAGAAGCACTCACCATGTTTGCTTTATTACGACATTATCAAATTAGTGTTATCGTTCTGATGCAAACCTATAATAGATTACCCAAAACATTAAGAAACAACTGTAATGCTTTAATAGTATTTCCATCTAATCAATCAGAAGTCGAAGTTTTGCTTGATGAGATAACTCCCGCAAATATGTTAAAAAAAGAATTCAAAAAAGTAATCGACCACTGTTGTTCCGAGAGGTATTCGTTCCTATACATAAATAACCACGCAGAACCTGGAAAAAAAATAAGACGAAATTTAGATGAAATAATTGATTTAGAGAGTTTCAAAGACAGACGATAAAGTTGTAATATTTTTCAAACTGTTTATGATTTTTACTTTTTTTGTGTTGCGATATATTATTTTTAGTTGAACTTTTACCACAATCACAAGTAATTATTTGGTTCTTTTTTTCATTTATTATAGTTTTATTATCTTCATAATATTCTTTTTTTCTTTCTATTATTTGCTCTTTATTTGCTTCACGGTATTCTTTCATTTTTTCTTTTATTTGTTCTCTGTTATTTTCTTGGTATTCTTTCATTTTTTCTAATAAGTATTCTTTATTATCTTCATAATATTCTAATTTGGTTCTCAATGGAATTTGACTATTTAGTGTTGCTTTAAGTGTTTCAATCCAATGTCTTTCTTTTGTTAATAATTCTCTTTTTTCACGGAACATAATAGTTTCAATCTGCAACATACTCCAATTATCCCACCCGCCATTTTCTCTGATAAAACGATACACATTATAATTATAACCTATATCGTTTGAATTAAAACACGCTGATTTATGTTTATATTTGCGGGCTCGGAATGCTTGGCAACTACCAACATAGCAATCTGAAATATTTATGTCATTACAAACTATCTTATAAATCAAACCTACTCGGTTCGCAATGTCAGTCATATGTATTGTAATAACTTGTTATATAATATTATGGTCTGTTATCTTTAGACTATATTTCATTAT